ACCACTCACTAGGTTTGCGGTTTTCATCGAGTACCTTGGTCGCAGATAGGTATCCAAAGGGATTGAGTACTTGAGCTTCTTCCATGTTATTTAAAGAATCGTTTAATTACACTTTCTTTCTGTTCTCTATGCAAATAAAGCTTTTGTCTTAATATTTCAATAAGTTCAATAGCTACATGGTTTTCTATTTCGGCTATATTTTCTTTATAGTCAATAACCAAGTTTCCTGTTTCTGAATCGACATAAAAGTCCAACTCTTCGTATTTATATTTAATCATTATCTGTAATTGTGGTGTAAGTGTCTAGTAATTAGTTGTAGCTTGATAACATATCTAGGATTCTCTAGCAGTTCTGTCAATCGAGGCTCTACCATTCCCATGAAGTGATTGAACAATATCTCTCCTGCCTCTGGATGGTCTTCCATGTCGGGGTCAGCCTTAATTCCGTTTCTCTCACAGAATACGCAGGATCGTACCGCTCGTTTAATCTGTTCCTTTGAGTATTTCATCAATCAAGATATTTAAGTAAGTGACGAAAATAGCAAGTACCAATGCAAACATCCCTAGAGACTTAGAAATCAAATATAGGCAGGTCATAAAACCCCACGCTACATTTATGAATTTAAGTAACTGACAAAGATGCCTTTTCATTTCGGTGTAAATTTAATAGGATGTGATATTTCATTTCCATTAAAGTCTAAGAGTTTGCCGTTCATTTCAAAGTGTACTTCCATGTGTTTATTCTTATAGTTCTGAATCAGCAGCTTGATTTTCTCTTGAACATCTTCAATGGAGAGAAACTCTCCATATCCGATGTCTTGCCACTCTGTGTATTCGTTGAACTTATTAATAAACCTACGCTTCAGAACAAAATCAGAAGGGGAGACTGCTTTCTTTCTCGGCATACTGAGGTTTAGATTGATGTGCTTGCTTTTTCTCTACTACCATTGCTGGTTTACCATCAGACCAAAATACTTTGCCTGATCCTGTCCAGAACTTCTGCTTTTTAGCCTCTCTGTCCTCTTTTGTCTGAGATACATAGGACTGAACATTCTGACCGTAATCGTTCGCCTCATCGTTCATGGAGATGGTTAGTGAGACTCCTTTAAGACCCTTTGCTTTAACTGTGCTTAGTAGGGTTTCTAGTGTTTCCTGCTTTAGGAAGATTTCTGATAAATTTGCCATTTTTTTAGTTGTTTTTGGTTTGTCTTGTAATATTAAGTTATTGATTTATTGGATTCAAGAAAATTCTGATATTTTTCATAGAAGTCATCAAAGTTTTTGACTATCCAGTACTGACCTCCTGACTTTTCTATTGCCTCTTGGTAGACTTTCTGATGTTCTGACTGCCTATCTCTGCCTATCTTTACCTCTATCTTTACAGACCTTCCAAGGATTGTGGCTGAAATATCTGCTGATCCTTTGGTTGCCGTTGACTTGCCCCAGGTCATAGAGCCGATGGTCTTGGTTCTGCCTACCACATCTGTCACTTGCTTGCGGTTGTCGATTGGTCTTCCCATCGTATTGATTCGCTCTGCTTGATATCCACTAAGCTCTAGGAACTCTTTGACGCACTTGGTTAGTCCATTGGCTGTTTTATCCTCGTACTTCGGTGCTGATATGGCATACTTAGGCACATTTGGATAAGATTCTAGCATCGACTCTTGCTTGAGTTGTTTAAGAATGTCAAGTGGTTTCATCAGAACGGCAAATCAAAAGCTTCTAAGTGCAACACAGGAGTCTTATAGTCTGTTCCAAACCTTGACATATATTCAAATGCAAGAACCCTATTAGCTTCTTTCATTTTAAGCCAAATACCTTGGGTATAGGTCTTATCATAGTCTCCAGGTCTTGCTTCCATGTACTTATCCCAAAATACTTCAAATGGGATTTCTGATACTTCGTCTAGTGCTTCAATCATTTCTTTAAGTGTTTATAAATCGTGGTTCTACTAACATTCAATAACTCTGCTAACTCAGAGCGGTTAAAATCAGGGATGGTCTTATGAATCATTTCGATTTTCTTTTCGATGGACTCATTCTTCATCGAGCGAATAATCTCACTAAGCTCATTGGACTCCAAGCTACTGACTTTAATCTTCTTAGACATAGCAATGAAGTAGTTACTCAACTTTTCTGCCTTCAGCAATGAATCCTTAGTAACAAAGTCAAAGTCCTTACCCGTCTCAAATGAAGTCAAGGTATTTATCAACAAAGCAAATCTAGGGACATAAGCCTTCTGCTTACTCAACATCGACTTTACATATTCCGATATGTCATCAGAGTTCTGCAAGTCTGTGATGTTGTTGAATATCCTCTCCCACTCAATATCTGCTTGGCTATCAAATCTAATGATGCGACTCTCAATCTCACCGAACTTATTGTACTGCAATACCTGATTTCTCACAAGGTTATAGAACTGACTAATGTAAGCCTCGTACCAATCCAATATCTCTTGGTCAATCGAGTTCTTGTTGTAATGCTCAATCTCCTTATCAGGGTAGCTTACAAGCAATCGGTCTAGGAATCCGTTGTCTTTGTTTTCCATAGTGGAAATCTGAGAGAATATACCAGGCTGAATACCACCAAGCACAGGAATCAATGGACTTGCTACAAAGCTACTCTTTGCAGTCTTGCGTGTTAGAATCGCTGCTTGATTAGACCAACAAGACAACCAAAATTCGAGATCAGAACCAGGCTTATACTTGTTCATGTCCTTAATCCATCCGTTTAGCTCATCTTTAAATACTGCAATGCCTACCTGGTTTTCCTCATGCAAATCCGCTAAGGCTTCAACAGTAATATCATTTACTATCAACTGCTTTCTAACAGGCTCCCTAACTTCCTCCACATCCTTCTTTTCCTTTGCACTAAGCTTCTCGTACTCCTTGTACTTCTTGTACTCGTTCTGAAAGTGCTTAATCTCAAAGCTATTCTTCTTAGCAATCGGGAAGATTATAGCATTTATACTAGGGGTCTTACCTAGTCCTGCCTTGCCTATCAGTCCAATCCAAATGTTGCAAGACTCTCTCCATCCTGTTTTTACCTCTACCTTGCAAGCATTACCAATGCAGAGAGACAAAAGCCAAAGCAAGCTACATCCCATGTAGTCAATAGAATGATTAAGTGTTTTCTGATTTAACAGAATATAACTCTGTATTGACTCTGGAAACACATCAATCGGAAATATCAAGTCTTCTTTAGGAATCTCAATCTTCTCAATCTCTACTTTTCGAATCTTACGCTCTCCATAGCCTTCCTTGTACAACTCCTTAGCAGCAGCAGAATAGTCCCCATTAAAGTACTTGTATGCGTAAATGCTAAACGGAGTCAGAGGGCTCTCGTGAGGGTAAATCGTGGCCGTGGTAAAGAGATAACACATTCCAGTATCCTTGTAGATAAATCCGTGCAAGGCATCCTTAGAATTAGTTTTTCTTATCACTATGCGGTCGGTAAGATGCTTAACTGCGGTAAACTCATTTGCAATCAAGTCCAAGACTCTGTTTCTCTGATTGTAATCTTCCCAAGGGGTCAATCCGCTATACTCTGTATTTTCCACCTTGACTTCCACCTTGGCTTCATCGTAGTGGAAATATCTGCATAGGCTAAACAGAATGTCTCTCTCCTCTTCTGTAATCTCCTGGATTTGCTCATAAGACATCTCCGAGACCTGGTTATCGTAGATATAGATATACCCCCCAGTACCCCTAGTTTCAATTAAGGCTTGAGAATGTCCCTTGAGAGTTGCAAGCTTTCTGTTGCCTTCAACTTTAGAGCATCTATATATAATATGATAACCTGAGTTTATAGTCTTATATATAACAAACTTTCTATTAAAGTCATCAATATGATCAGATATAAAGGACACAAACTCACCCCAGAACTTCTTTCCGTCTTGGATAGTTGGAAATACCTTTAAGTCTACATCTATACACTCAACATTATAATAACCTGTTATAATACCGTACCCTTTTGTCTTGGCTTCGAGCTTCTCTAATTCTGACTTTTCTATCTTTTTTGTCTGGTACTCCTTCCATAAAATCAGAGGCTTTTTACCCTCCGATATGGGCATTACGCTGAACCCTGAGTTCAGTAAATTGATTGCTCTTCCTAGCGTTACATTCATTTTCGTGTTTTACAAAGGTTTATAGAAAAATGGCATTTTTGTGCAAAAAAGTGTACACAAGTTTACACTTAGTTTACACCTAGTGTAAACCCCCCAAAACACCCTATACTCTCTAGATTCGCAGATTTTAGGCCGTTTTTTGCCATAGGTTTACAAGTTTACACTTTTTTTTAGAATATATTTTTTTTGACTAGGTGAAAATTTATTTTTTTTCATTTTTGCCAAAAAGTGTTCAAAGTGTTCACTTATTGCGATTGGAGCCAATGGAGGCCGATTTTGGTTTACACTTAGGTGTACACTTAGTGTAAACTAGTGTACACCCTCCTTCTTGGCTTTTCTCACCCAATGTGAGACTCTGTTGTATTCTAAATTCAGCTCTTTTGCTATCTCGCAAGTCCTTCTGTTTTCCGCTACCATACGCTCTATTTGTCTAACTATTTTTATAGATAAACCCTGAACTCGCCTGTGGTCTGTGAGTTTTAGAATTTCACATAAATGATGGTATTTTACACCAGTCATATACATAATTTCTTTGTATGGTAGACCTTTCTTATATAATTCAAGAACCTGATCCGCAGACTTCATGTGAGAGCAAGTATTCTTTGCTCTCTCGTTAGTCAACAGATACTCCTTGTATATATAATTATTTACTAGGTGCTTACTAATATTCATAATAGTAGCTATATTCTTGTTTAATACTTTGAGTTTATATAGCCTAACTATCTCGTCTTTCTGTTCTTGAGTTAATGATGTCATTTCTTTCCGTAGGTTTCTTCGTAGTAATTCTGTCCGCTCTCATAGGTCTTGACTGCATAGAACCAAGCACCTTCTCTGTGTGCCTCTGCAATCTGATCTCTCTCCTTGTACTTAGCTATCTCTAATACTTCCTTGGAAGACTTTCCATCATACCATGTGGAAGTTAGTTGCTCATGCAACCATTCTACTGCTGTCTGCTTTTTCATACCGTCATTCCCTTTAAATACTCTCTGCATTCCAATACCTTAGCCTTTGCCGTCTCAATTACCTGGCGGTCATACTCGATGTCAAACTCCTTGATTCGGTACTTATCTTCCACATGGGAGTAGCTTACAGGTTCCTCGTAAGTCAAGAACTCTGGGGTGTCCTGGAGGGTGTAAACCAACTTAGCCTTTTTTAAGCCCGTCAGGTGCATATAAACCTGAAGTTGATAGTAGTACCCCATGTCTGGAGTATCGTCAAACAGAGGGAAAGTAAAGCAGTCCCACGAGGTTTTAAAATCATAGACTATACCCTCGTGAAAACAATCGGGAGTACCTGTGAAAAAATCATCTTCGAAGTGGTCAAGATTCTTAATCATAAAGTCCTTATTCATAGCTACCGAGTAAAACTCGATAGCCGTATCTTCTAATGCCAATCCCTTCTGGATGTACTTAGACTTAATCTGCTTCTTTACTCCATAAATCTGCTCCTTGTACCAATCCTCTAGGTAGCTCTTAGTTGTCTGAGACAATGATTCTGTTTTACTCCGTGCGTTAGTCATCAATTGACCAAGGGCACTTGCTCTGCATTTAAAGTTCATGATAATAGAAGTTTTTCGTGTTGTGCTGTAAGAATATAAACCGATTTAATTTGCTCTAAGGTTACCTTGCCAAGGGATAAAGAATCTTTAGCACCCTGCCACTTTACATGATATGGAGTTAACTCCTCTTTTTTACCACCATGATCGTTGGTAGAATCAGGGTCTTTTGTATCATCTATGAGGAAAAGCCCATTCAAAGCATATTTACGAGCATAGCTGGAGGAACTACCAAAACTCTGAGCCACATCCATACCCTTGCGGTTGATGTCAATGCCTGCCTGGGCTGTTACTGCTCTGCCTTCCATGTCCTTCTGAATAGAAGCAGTAGCTTCTATGAAGACAAGACCGCCTACTTCTTTTACCTCATCTTCAATAGTCAAGGTACATTCATACTTCAATAGCAAAGGCTTTACTGCCTCAAGGATATCCTCTACGGATCGGTACTTGTACTTGCCAAAGGCATTGAATTGGTTCTTTGGAGCTTTAAGCTCTGATTGGATTGCAATTAGTTCTTTCATGATTTTCGTGTTTTAATGATGTACAATTCTCCTATTAACTGGTCTAGTGTTTTTACTAGGTCTTCCATGTTATAAAGTAATTAGTTCTGTGTCTAGGTTATATAAGTCAAAAATTTCCTCCATATCAGTTCCCATCCTGATTTCCTCGTGTATGTGTACGATGATGTCCCGTACTTCTTCAATGTGATAACCTTGCTCTAAAAGAGCATCAATAATCGGATTCTCGTCTACTATTATCATCGTTTTAAGTGTTTATATTTTTCTAGTGTTTTCATTTCTGCGTATCGGTAACTAATCTCATCCCAATACATCTCGAAGGTTTTCAGAATCTCTATTTTTTCACTATGGGGTACTTCCCCAAAGTTCTCTAGTATCCATTCTTTGATTCTATCCTCTACCATTGTTAATCCAGTTAGTTGATACAAATAAAACCCATTGATTGCCTAATCTCTTAGGCGGATACACCCATTCTTCAGGCCAAACACCTGAGCGGATAATCTGGTGAACCCTAGTAGATTTTTCGGTAAAGCCCCGTAGTACACCGTACTCGGTCGCAGTCATCATTTCGTAAAGCATTGTCTTACATTGGCTTCTAGTTGTTCAACAATAAAAGGGTCTAGGATAGCACAGATAACCCGATAGTGGTCTGTAAACCGCTCGTTGAGGTCATCGTACAATTCAAGAGTAAGGGACTTGCCATTGCCAAAGAATAGGTCTAGGACAATGCCTTCGTTTTGGAAGGATTCGAGCTCCAGGGTGAACCCTGACTGCTCAAGAATAAAGTGGTGATCTTTTAACATGATTGTGATTGTTTAGTGTGATGCTAAGGTACAAGACTCTGCACAACAAATGCAAGGGAATTGTCAAATTTATTTTTGTTTTACACTAAGGGTAATTTTCTTGGATAAATGGTTTTGTTTTACACTATGGGTTTTGTTTTCCACTAACACCCCAGAGAAATTTTATTTTCCACCACGGGGTCAACCTGGTTTTGTTTTCCACTAACCCTATTTTTCCGCCATGTTTTACACTAGGGGGTTTTCCGCCATGTTTTACACTACGGGGGTATGGGTCGGCCGTGCCCGTTCGGGTCCCGTTCGGGGCCGCCATGGAATGCCTACCTTGAAACCTAGCAAGGCAAACAAGGCTATTTTTAGGGCCGTGGTTGAACGATATATTTTTTTGAGTGGTGTTACATGGTTGAAAATTTAAAGGTCTTAAATGGGCTTAAAATAGGCTGAAATTAAGGCTGTATTTTTTGCAAATTATAGGGAACGCAATCCAGGCCGTATGCAAAAGAATAACCTAGATTTTCGCAAGCTGTTAATAACTCCAGGCAGTCCTGGTAATTGCATTCAGATTCATTAAACGCAAGCAATAAAGCCCGCAATTTAGCGGGCCATAGTTCGGGATATTCAAATAGGTCAATCATTTTGTTTTTTCGATTGCTTTTGAGATTTCTAATTGCCAACGGATCGGAAGTGATGCAACGCATATAAATTGCTCATTTGGTTTCAACTTAAATCCGTCATTTATCAAATCGAAAATGGTCGTAAAATGATAAACAATATCTAAATTTTCTACAGGGATATTTTTAACCGAATCCCATAGTATAAAGTCTGAAGTGCTGATATTTCTCATTTTTTCTTTGTGTTTAAATTAATGCTCTAAAATTTGTACATGCTTTTTTCCTTTGCGTTCACCACTACAAAGGCCACATTTTTCGCAAGTGGATTTGAATCCAGCTTCTTTACTTGCTGGACAAACAATTGCGTTTTTTACTAATTCGGGATCGCTAGTTGCAAGAAATCCACGGAATCCCATTTTTTCAGCAATACCTAATTGTTTCTCATTATGGATCGAAGCCATAAAATAGGACGCAAATTCTGGTTTCTTTGCCCATTGGTGTGTATATCCCGTGTGGCTTTTGCTTACTTTGACCATATCACCTACCAAATTAACAGGGATCAAAGTAGGTTCGCCATAGGTTCCAAATCGGATGTACCTACCTTGCGAAATCTCTAAAATCCTTTTTTCTAGCAAGTGGATCGCTGGTATATATTCCAAGGTAGTAAACTCTCTCACTATAGATTTAAGCATTGATACGAATCCGCTGTATTGCTGGTATTTGTGGGTGTAGCATTTTAAATAGGCCCTAAATGGGCAATCAAAACAAACGGATTCCGCAAGGTCAAAAAACTTTCTAGGGTCGATCTTTGTCCCTTGCTTCATGCTCTCAGCCACATAATTGAACTGCAAATCTGAGAAACTATAGACTTGCAATATCTTTTCTTTACCGCTTGAAATTTTAGCGTTTGTGGTTACACCTAGCTTAAATACTAGTATGGCGTCCTTTACTTTTGTCGTTACTCTCATGTCTGTTTGTGTTTGTCTTTGTTAATTAAATAAGTTTCAATCCGAGCATGTAACCCAAAATAAAAATTGGGATTAATGCGATTATATAGTATATAATTAGTCCGATTGTTTTAATTGCTTTCTTCATATTTGTAAAATTTAGCGGTTGAAATTAATATTTTTATAAGTTCCTTTTTAGTAAGGTAAACAAGTTCTGAGGAGTCGAATTCGTCTGACAATAGTTCCTCAAGTTCCTCAATTAGTTCTCTTCGTTTCATGCTGTTTTTTGTTTAGGTGTTAAAAGATAGGTAAAGGCGAAAATCAATAAAGTTCCGCATCCGATAATTAATAAGTCTAGCATTTTTTATGGGGTTTTGGTTAAACATTAAGTAAAGATATTACAAGCTTTTGTAACTTCAAAGCATTAAGGGATATTTTTTTTAATATTTATTTATTTATTTTTTTAAACTACCTTTGGTTTGGTTAACCAATTTAAACCGATATTTTTTACAACTTATTGTAAAGCATGGAAAAGAAACAAAGGGGAGGACCAAGGCCAAACAGCGGACGTCCTCCAAAGATCCAAGAGATTAAGCTAATTGAACAAATGGACTCCCTTTGTGTGCCCGATAAAATATGGGAGGCCTTGTTAATGAAATGCGCGCAAGGTGACACGAATGCAATAAAACTTTGGCTTTCTTATCGGTTTGGTTTACCTAAGCAACAAATTGACGTCACTTCGAATGGGGAAAAGATAGCGCCTCCGATCCAATGGATCGGGAAACAAGTAGCAATTGAGAACGCAAAGATAGTAGATGAGGATGAGATATAACTACATGAATACCAAGTCTATATACGCATACCCGCATAGACGAATAAGCAAAGGGGGGAGGGTATTGTTGTGAGTGTACGGCAACCGGTTGGAAAATGGAATTCCCCAATTAAATAATTTACCCTAGGGGGGGGTATGTTTCTGAGTGTACAGGAATGAAACGGAAAATGGAAATCCCCAATTAATTAATTTAGCTATGATTCAACTTTTAGACGATTACAAGCCATTATTCTACGAGCAGCCTGACACGAGGTACTATTTGATTACTGGAGGGAGAGGAAGTGGTAAATCGTGGACATTGGCTTTGTTTCTGTTGAACTTGACCTATGAGAAGGGTCATGTGATTCTTTTCACTAGATACACCTTGGTATCTGCGTTTATTTCGATTATTCCAGAGTTCTTAGATAAGATTGAGATTATGGGAAAGATGAATGACTTTGATGTGACTCAGAGTGAGATTATAAATAAGCTAACGGGGTCGAAGATTCTATTCCGTGGGATTAAGACTAGCTCAGGGGTAAATACTGCGAATCTGAAGTCAATTGCTGGTTTGTCGACATGGGTAGTGGATGAGGCTGAGGAATTGACAGACCCTGAGATATTTGATAAGGTAGACTTGAGTATTAGGGCGAAGGATGTTAACAACAGGGTGATATTGGTAATGAACCCATCGTACAAGAGTCATTGGATTTATAAGGACTTTGTAAAGAACAAGAGAAAGGATACGACTTACATTCATACGACATACTTGGATAATAAGATAAACCTGAGCGAGTCGTTTGTGCAGGCTGCTGAGAAGACTAAGCGAGAGAACAGGGCTAGGTATGACCACTTGTTCATGGGGACATGGTTGGATGATGCTGAAGGGATGTTGTGGAACAGGGCGATTATTGGAAAGGCTAGGGTTGATGAAGCTCCGAACTTGAAGAGGATTGTGGTTGCACTTGATCCTGCGGTGACTGCGAACATGAATAGTGATGAGACGGGTATCATCGTGGTTGGTAAGTGTAAGGAAGGGTTTGGGTATGTGTTGGAGGATTTGAGTGGGAAGTATTCTCCGAATCATTGGGCGAAGATTGCAAACGATGCAGCGTTCAGGTGGAATGCGGATTGTATTGTGGCAGAGAAGAACCAGGGGGGTGACATGGTGGAGGCTGTGTTGAAGGCACAGGGGACAACCACGAGGATTAAGCTAGTGAGTGCTACGAAGGGTAAGTATGTGAGAGCGGAGCCTGTGTATTCGTTGTATGAAAAGGGTCAGGTGTACCATGTGGGGTCGTTCCCGTTGTTGGAGAGTCAGATGGTGACGTTTGATCCTGACAAGGGGAAGTCTCCCGATAGAGTGGATGCGTTGGTATGGGGATTGACTGAGTTGATGGTCAAGAACCGAAGTAATGGGTTCGTATTGATAAAAGGAAAATTATTTAGGTAAAATTAGTACTTTTACAAAAAAGTGAGATATAGATGAATCTACTGAAAGCGTTTAGAACTAAGGATGCAGGTTTGCCTGTGGCTTTGCAATGGCAGTATATTAAGGGAGTATGGATGCCTTATGATGCAAAGGATGGTATTTACATTGATAAAGCGTATAAGGCTATCCCTGTTGTTCAGTCAGTAGTTTCTAAGATAGTAGAGAAGAGTGCGGATGCTGCTCCGATGTTGTATAAGATTAAGGACAAGCGGTTTGCAGAGAAGTACTATGCGAAGAGAAAGTATTTGAAGAGTAAGGAGAATGCTACGGAGTTAGCGAAGTTGAGGGTGAAGGCGTTTGAGTCTGTGGAATCGCATCCGTTCTTGCAGTTGATGGATATGCCCAACCCGACTAGTACGGGAAGACAGTTGAGAGAAGAAGTTGCAGGATATCTGTTGATTACGGGGAATGCGATTGTTTACGCTAGTGTACCTGGTGCAGGAGTGAGAGCGAAGCAGCCGATTGAGTTGTGGAGTGTTCCGAGTCCGACTGTG